GTGAAATCATAATCTTCATTTATTTCACTCATACGTATTTCAATGTGATGTGGTGCTGATGTATTTTCGATGAACGTGTATTCTTCCGTGTGCATATTCAGGTTGTAGAAACCGAATTCTTTATTGATATCACCCCAATCATTCTCGAATGGTGAACTGATGAACGTGAAATTACGACCCTTTGTTACGAATTTACGGTGAGGGTGTATATGTCCACTGAATATTTGTCCACCCTTTTTACATACGTCAACATATGATCCAAGGAATTTAGCAGGTGTTTGTTTACGTTTAGCTTCCGTGAATGTTTTGATACCTTCATCACCAGCCTCTTGTAATTCCCGTGCCGATACAACCCCGTTATTCAATAGTTGGTCAACAAGATCATCTGATGAATCGAACGCTTTGATTTTCTGTTCTTCAATATAGGTTGCGATAAGATACTTGGTTGAGATATCGAAATGCCCTATCATCATATCAACTGATTCTTTGCCGTATTCGGAAAGGTCAGACAACCATGGACATAACAGAACGTCTTTACCATTGATATTCAACAGTTTTGGTTTACCAACCACTTCAACGTTTTCAATACTTTCAATCGAACGGGTTGAGTTGATCACCACTGAGTCCTTCTTATAAAGGTCATGGTTACCGATGATGATATAAACCTTTGCATGTTTAGCAATATCGGTTATTGCATCAATAACGTGATTCATCGTGTTGACATTCACGGAGTTTCGGTTATGGAATAAATCACCACCGAACACTACATACTTGATACCGTTATCAACAACATGTGGTATGAAAGTATTGTAGATGAAATCATCCGCAATCTTTAATCGAACTTCAGAATCCGACCTTAATCCGTAGTGGATATCAGTGAATATTGCCAGTTCATTTGTAGTTATTTTATCCATAATTAGTATACTCCATAAAGGACTATACCCGATTCATGCATAAAAATAAAGTATTAATTCAAAGTTAATTGAGTTATGACATCAGAATCGTTTCTGGTATACAGATTAATCGTATCCGTATACAACACAGACGCTGATGATTTGAACATATAGAACATACCATTCATAGTGCTATCGTTGTCGAAATCGTATAATTTGGTGTTTATCGGAATCTGTGTATATCCGTTACCATCATTATCAGTCAAACTAACGGTCTCACCATTTTTATTCATGAAATATATATCAACCCCATCGGATTTAAGATACATTAGATCAGTTGGGACATCCTCAACCAACCCAGTGATATCAAATGTTGTCAATTGTGAGGTTAAACCAGTTGCGTTAGTATAGAATAGATCGAAACCGTTTGTGAATAATGTTGATTCATCAACGAATGTGTGTATTACAACCTCTTCATCCACTTCAGTATCGTTTATAAATTCATCAACGTCTGGTACCTCTGCTGAAGTATTACCGTAACCACCGTACACGTCATCAACATTATCACTGTAATCATCAACTTCATCACTGATGATATCATGTGCATGTTGTGTTTTGGAAAGTACATCCATAAAGTCTTTTGCGTAAGCTTCCATTGATTCATCATCTCCAAATATTTCTTCACCACTCGGTTGTCTTCTGATCATATCACAACGATAGATATATTTATGTAGTAGTGGGTTGATACCACCATCCGTTAATTGACGATCATACACCTGTGTTATTTCATATTCCTCAAAATTCACTTCAGCTGGGAAATCTATACGTACAATATCACCAACGTTTGGTCTAATTGACTCTCTGTATCGATTAATTGAGTTCGTTGAAGAGTAAAGGAGTGATCCATCTAGGTTTGATGTAATTACTCCATCACCGCTTCCATCAATCGTTGCTTCATAATCACCAATGAACGCAACTGCATTATTATCATCCGTTATCGTGTATGATTTACTCTCTTTGATATATGGGTTGATCAACACTTCACGTTGGTAATCTGGTGTTAGATCACTGATGGTTGGTGTGTAGTACCCACTGACAGGTGACCCACTAAGGTCAAAATCATATGAAACGATACCACTAAGACCCTCGATTTCGAAAGTTGAACTAAGTGACGCTGAATAACTGTCAACCGTTCCAGATAGTTCTAAGGCTGTTTTAAACTCATCGTTACCACCAACGAGATATGCGAATGTTGATGCAAACTCATCGATCATGAACGACACTATATAATGACTGTCTGGTAATGAACCTTCTTGGTTGAGTGCGAATATATCCTGTTCAACCTCCATATATACGACCATATCAGCTGATGCTGAGTATGACATATTATTTTGTTCCCCGTATATGATATCCTCATATGCTGACAGTGTTGGGTTAATTATCTTTGGATATTCGGTGTCCTGTTTGATGTAAACACAGTCAATACCCATCTGTCTGATTATATCCCTATAGTAGTTGGATATCACCTTTGCTTCTTGCTCAAGTTGGTTTCTTTTTAGGAATCTAAGTTCCTCTGGGTTCCGTATAGACATTCAAAAATCCTCTGATCGTATAAATAATGTTGAATTCACTTGTATTTATACAGAACCAAGGAGATGTATTATGTCAGAACTATTAAAAAAACTAGAAGAACTTAAAGATGGTATCGCTGAACAGATCGAAGAAGTGTTAACTAAAATTGAAGAATCTCACCCAAAGAAGGATGAAGCTGATAAAGAAGTTGACGACGAAAAGAAAGTCGAAGCTGAAGACGACGAAAAGAAAGATGACGTTGAAGATGATGAAAAAGCTGATGAATCTAAAAAAACTGAGGCTGATGACGACGACAAATCCGACGATGACGACGAAAAGAAAGATGATGACGACAAATCCGACGATGACGACGACGAAAAGAAAGATGAAGCTAAGAAAGTCGAAGCTGAAGACGAAGACGACGAAGACGACGAAAAGAAAGATGAAAGTGTTGAATTCGAGCAACCATGGGACCAACTTATCGAAGCTGGTGTAGTAACTGAAGGTTCCAAAGAAGAGTACAAAAAATTCTTCGATGCTAAACTTAAGAAATTTGGTGTAACATCTCCATCACAACTTGATGATGCTGAGAAAAAGAAATTCTTTGCTGAAATTGAAAAAGAATGGACCAAAGACGACGACTAAGTACGTTATCAGAAAGGGTAACACGTGATCAATATTCAGAAATTAGCAGAATTAAAAGCATGGTATAGACTTAACGGTGATACCTCCGCTGATGGAACCACTGTGAAAAACATGGTGGGTGACGACTATGCTACTATAGAAGGTAGTGCTGAATATTTAAAGAATATGTTTAATATGTATTCGATGAGGTTTAGGTCATTAGCCCAATATGTATTAACAGGTGACGATACAAACCTAGTAATAACTGATATTAATATCGCTGTTGCTGGGTGGTGTATGATTGCTTATGGATCAATATCAGGTAGTTCAAGTCCTAGTCTAGGTGGTCAATTACTAACCATTGAAGACCGATTTTATTTCGGTAATGATGGTACGAATTGGTATGCAGGTTATGGAACGAAATCTATCACATCTACAGTATTATCCGATGAAGATGATCATGTATTCGAATTAAATGCTGGAATATTATACGTAGACGGAGTGTTTGTTGTTGATGCTAGTCAGGGTACTTACGTTCAAAATGTAACATCACGTTTTACATTGATGGGTTTAAATGGAACAGGAGTAGCGACAAATTTAAATGCTGGTAGATTTTACTTCTGTAAATTATATGATGAAACCAATACACTTAGAGGTGACTATACATCTACAGTAGATGGTGTGATATATGATGCTATTTCTGATACCCTTTATGATACTTCCCCGAATACCGTCAATAGTTACACTGTACAGGAATCGAGTTCATACACAATCGAAGATGTTGAATACAGTACACCAGATGTACTGCGAAGTATATCTATAGATGCTGGTCGTCATTTAGACACTGGAGTTGTCATTGACGATAATACAGAGTGGGAAATACGTGGAAAATTCACTGCTTTAGGTCTTTATGTAATGGGTGCAAGAACTGGAACTGACCGAGCATACTTTTTAGGACAGAACGCAGGTCAATTCATTTATGGGTGGGGAGCGGCTACCGCTAATATGGGATTAGCTTCTGACACTAACGTCCACACATGGACAAAGATTGGAAATGATCACTCAATAGATGGAACAACAACTGTAACATTAGCTGGTGGAAATGCAAATACAAGAACAGGTTGGTTATTCACAACTAATGTTGATGGAGCCACTACATTTTCAAATTATTTTGATTTACAATACGCTAAAATTTGGACATCAAGTATCCTTGTCCGAGATTATACACCTACTCGTGATGGTGGTTTGTATGATGCAGTAAATGACACAACCACATATACAAATACGGGTAGATATCCAATGGAAGGTACACGTATTGGAGTTAACCCACCACCCGCATAAACGAATTTATAATTAAACCGGAATAACAAATGATCAATATTCAGAAATTAGCAGAATTAAAAGCATGGTATAGACTTAACGGTGATACCTCCGCTGATGGAACCACTGTGAAAAACATGGTGGGTGACGACCATGCTACTATAGAAGGTGGTGCTGAATATCTAAAGAATATGTTTGATATGTATTCGATGAGGTTTGGACCATTAACCCCAACTTCCGGTGATATCGAAGGTCTGACGACAACGAGTAACTTCGATATCAACATGCAGGCCAGCGACCCACATGATTTTTATATTAATCCAGATGGTACTAAAATGTACATCGTAGCTTATAACACGGAGATGATATACCAATATACACTTTCGACTCCTTATGATCCTTCTACTCTTGTATATGATTCCAAATCCCTTGATGTTGGTCCTCAAATAGTAGAAAAGCCAAATGGCATTCTATTCAATAGTGCAGGTACCAGTTTTTATGTGACGAGTGAGTACAGCAGATACACATACCAATACACCCTTGGTACTCCTTGGGATATAAGTACAGCAACCTACTATGATAAGTTTTGGCATTACAATGAAAATTCAAAGCCCAAGGCAATCTTTATGAATCCGGCTGAAACAAAATTCTATATGTTTGGAACTAATCCCGCTACTTTTTATGAATATGATATGGCTACTGCTGGTGACGTGACAACTATGACGTACACTGGACATTCATTCATACTGGTCGTCGCAGATGGTGCGAATGGTACGTCAATGGTTCTTAGTCCTGATGGTGCATTTGTATATCAGTGCGGTCAGACCATCTCCCCTTTAAAAATAAACCAATACAACCTTTCAACACCATGGGACATGTCCACTTGTGCATTCCAGAAGGAACTTACTACGGCGCAGGCGATGAGTGTATTCAGATGGCATCCTAATGGACAGGTGGCATGGACTATCGGCAAAACAGACAAAAAAATGTATGTATGGTCACATTAATAAGACAATAATTTATAATTAAACCGGAATAACATTAACCCATTTGAATACGGACCATAAAATTATGACTATATACGACTACATCAGCCAACATTTCACATTCATACCACCCATCGTTTCAAGTATCATTTTAACGAATACTGGATCTTTGGGTGTATTTGATACAGGTGCTTTCCATAATGGTGGTTTTACATTCAATACGGATGAAAGTGTGATGTATAGTGGTTCAATAACCGACAGCACAAAAATAACCCAATATAATTTATCAACAGCTGGTGATATAACTACAGCGGTTGCTAATGGTTCATCAGTAGCTTCAATTACTACTGGAATTCAGGGTATTAGTATTGCTCCCGATGGTTCGTCTATTTTCGTAGCGACATGGGATGCAGTAGATAACTTTGAAGAATATAGTTTATCGACACCATTTGATATCACCAGTACAATAACTCTAGTCCAGTCTGCAACTATAGCAGGTCTACCATTTGGTATATCTGATTTCTCTTTTAAATCTGATGGTACTAAGTTATGGGTCAGAGATCGTGATGATGACAGAATATTTGAATCAACGTTAAGTGTTCCATGGGATATTTCAACTTTGGCATTTGTCGGTACTAGTACACTTGCTGGATATGGTGGTGGTATTCATATGGCAGAAGCTGGTGATATTATGGTCAACTCACTCAGTGGGGGTAGTGGAGCGACAAAGGCTATGTTACTACAAACCAATGATACAATAATCGGTACATCAGTACAAGACACTATTACACCTGTATCAATGAATGCATGGTTTACTTATGTATCTGAAGATAGAGATAAAATGTATACCTCAGATACTAGATATATCACCGAATGGTCTATTAATACATAACAGCATTAGATGTAAACAACAACATCTTTATCAGGTTTTTCTTTGTGGTACTCTTCCATATACGTCAATAAACGCTCCATATACTGCTTTGTAGCGTACTTTGTGTTAAAACTGATGTCGTATAGGTTTGCAAACTCCTTACTCTCATGTAACCCAAGAGAACGTCCAATAGACTGAAGTATGGTAGCCTCTGCCTTCGAATTGAACATGAACACCACATTATGTAGGTTATTGATCGTTAAGCCCGTTGAGAACGTCCTAGTTTGTGCCATAATTATATTATCATCACATGATTCACTTGATACACGAATATCCTCACGGATGTCAACATCAACCCTACCGTCAATATAATACGCATTTTTTTCCGACCCAGTGTGCTCAATATATTTATTCAAGTAATCGAACACCTTCGTACCAAATTCAATCCGGTCAAATAATACCAATGTATTACCTTTAAGTCTTGTCAACATTTTAGTTGGTTTTGAATATAACCGAACTGCATTGTTTTTGAAATATTCCAATTCAGCTAGATATGCGGTATTGAATTCATCATCATCTTCACGATTACCACCATCTATTGAAAATTTATATCGGTTTGGGTGTTTCTCTATTTCACGGTCAACGATGTAAATGTGGTTGATCTTCAATTGTGCGATGTAACCCTCATCCTGAAGTTCTTTAATAGTCTTCTTATTTACGACACTTCCAAACAATGATTCAATGCACCACCGTTGATAAGTCTTCTCAGGTTTATCTTCAACAATCTTAGGGATCGAACCACTACACCCAAATTTGAACGGTGTTTCCAGATGTTCAATATATGTGAATGTTCGACTACCTTCTTTAATCTCATGAACCTCATCGGCAATTACACATCCAATTTCCGGTAATTCATCCTCATGTTTAAGTAGGTACTGTTTATTACTGATGATAATGGTCTTGTGATCACTGGACCCACCCTTTCCGGTAAACTTCGAAATCTGATTCTCATTGTATCCAAACTTCAATAAGTCTTTATAGAACTGATGAACCAATTGAACACTTGGAACTAAAATCAAAGTGTGTTGAGTATTCATCTGACAAATCATATTCCAAATGAAAATACCAATGATGATAGATTTTCCTCCACGGGTTGGTATACTGAATAAACCACGTCCATATTTCAACATACGGTTCACTGTGAATAATTGGTAATCCCGTTCCTCCATCTCCTCACTCAACTTGAATGCTGGAATGATGATTGGTTTTTCAAAATTTATATCAAACTGTTTTAATGGTAATAAACGCTTGACAAGTTCAGGATCAACCTTTATGTTATCCTTACCGTAAAGGTCTTTACATAAATTATAAACACGAGGAAAAATACCCAATCTGAAAAGACCAACAGCTGAAATTACACTCAATTTGGTGTTGGCTGATTTATAACCGTGTTGTTCAGCAAAGAACGCACGTGGGTCATCTACAGAGAAAGCTTTGATTATCGGACTGATACCCTCTAAGGTTTCAGACTTCAATCTACAGTAATCGTCACCCTCATAGATAATCTCAATCATATTTTACGCTTGTTCTAATTTCAATGCGTCAATCGCATTTTTAACGGTGAAACCGTAATCGTTCATAATATTTATAGAAAACTCAAGAAATTGTACAACTTCTTTAGTATCTACTATCTTCTGATTAAGTCTTACCATCTGTGGATTTTCTGTATTTATCTCATCTTCGAGTTTCTTATTTATGATTGAGCGTTTAGACGGATCTTTGTTGTATTTCTCTAATAGGATACCAACAGCTTTTGACTTGGCATCAGTCAGGCGTTTCATATTCTCTTTTTCTTTGAAGAAGTACATTAACCATTTTGCACGTATAGCTGATACGGACAATGACCGATCACGTAAATTGAATATTGTGACGTTCATATCATCAGATAACTCACTGTAGTATTCATTAATCGGTTTGTTGATCAACTGAACATCAGCTTTGTTTTTTTGTTTATTTTCTTCCATATGATATTATACACATAACCACCCAATTATGCAACGATAAAAAATAATTAAAAATAAATGTGTATAAATAAATTATTATTAGTATACTATATATAGTGACAGTGATATTGACATACCGCTGGAGCAAGCAGGAACGACGATGGGTTACCACCCAGTCAAGAAACTAAACGGAGACCGAAAGGTAAGGTCTGTTAAAAGAATGTGGGTTATGAATCTCCTAACTGCGCCCAAAAAAACTTTTAACTAATTCGAGATACAATGACAATTATACGGATGATGACCAACAGGGTGTTAAAGTAGGAAATATAAGTATCGAATAGTATTTTGCCGGAGGAGCGAGGAGATTAACCGCCATCGTGTACCAATGGAAACCTGTATGCTAATTGATTGTTTTACGATATGTAATGTTGGGATATGAATTCATACGCCTTATAGGTCTACTGTGTCCAAACTGCATACCAGATGATAACACTTCGTGTTCATTATTCATCAATCAGTTAATTAATAATCAATTTGTTCAGTCTACAATAAAAAAAATTAATGTCCTAAATCGCCATAGGGCGAAATAATCAACTAGGTTGGTAATTGATATTCATAGTCAATTATCAACCTGATGACCGTACAGTATGTCTCACGTTTGGTTAAAGTATAAATAGAAATGAAGATTTATATATACCAATGGTAAATAAGGAGAAATACTACATGAGAACTATACAACATCCAGATGTTGAATTTAACGAAACAGATTTATCACAATATAATCCAGCAATAGCAGGTACTACATCGCTTACTATTGGATTTGGTGATAAAGGTGAAGACTACTTACCGTTAGAATTTACATCAAGAACATCACTATTAACGTACTTTGGTAAGCCAACAAACGAAGCTGAACGTTATTTCTATAACAGTGCTATTGAATCAATCAGTCAAAATGGTAAAACAATCGTAGCTAAACTACCGTACACCAATGAAGTAACTGATTTATATATGAAATCAACATACACTGTGGATAGTGCATCTGCATTTGAATCCACCGTATCTGGTGCATATTCTGATTATACAGTATCTGGTGAAGCACCTATTACTATAACTGAGAATGGTTCACTTGCTTTGAGTGCTTTAGATGATTACCGTACTGGTTCAACTAAACCAACAGCTGACACATTTGTAATTGTCAACACCACTCGTCAAACTCTGTCTGACGACAATCTTGGTAATGAAACAGTTGGTTTATTCACTGTAGTCAACACTGCATACAATGCTTTACCATTACAGGATCTACTAGATGAAGCCGTAACTGATTGGTATTCAGTATCTTCTGCAACTACATCAGGTGGTCTACCCGTTGATGATACAACAGAATCATACTACACATCAGGTACAACTGAGAATTCATTATCTAAACGAACTGCTAATCTGTACCCAGCAATTTCGTTAACCGACGATGGTGAACTTGATCCAGAATATCTACATCAGATTTCCGTATCGGTGATTAGACAGTATGTTGATTCAGATAACAACAATAAAATATCCTCATCAATCGTTGAAACATTTGCTGGTTCATTGAACCCGTCTGCAATCAACCTGAGTACTGGTGATTCAACATTCATCGATACCGTGGTTAATACGAACTCGAATTACATTAACTTGTTCTCGAACGTGACGACCAATCTCGTTTCCGATAATGATGTAATCTATTCGATCAAAGGTGTTGATGCTGATGTGTTCGGTTTCACCACTGATCAAATGGCAAAGAAAATCAAGACTTCAACCATCACTTCCGGTCTGGATACCATTTATGGTAAATTGAATAACATCGATGATATTGAAATTGACCAGATTGTTGACGCTGGTTTAACAACCATTGCTTCTTATACATTTGAAGTTGATACATTGAATGAAGGTGTTGTATATGACCCATCATCAACTGAGGCATCGGGATGGACTATTGAAAGTCGTGATGATACATCAGCTTGGAGAAGCGTAGCAAACAAAATGATTGCTTTTTGTCAAGACACACGTAAAGATTGTATGGCTATTATTGATGGACCACGTAACCTTGCACTTGACGGAAATCAGAAGGTCGTTAGAGCAAGCGCACCAACCAATACAATTGATACTGACATCATTCCTAAATTGAAATACATCACTGGATTAAATTCCTCATATGGTGCAATGTACCCAATCTGGGGTAAAACACTTGATGACTTCAATGGTGAAATGTTCTGGTTACCACCATCAATTACAGCAAACGGTGTTTATATTTACACTGACCGTATATCCAATTATTGGATGGCACCTGCTGGTTGGAACCGTGGTATCGTATCGAACATCAATGATATCGCATTCAATCCAAATGGTCCACAACAGGATTCGATATTCACTAAAGCAATGAACCCATTCATCTCTAGTCAGTATGATGGTATCATTATCAATGGTGATAAGACATTACAAACTAAACCGTCTGCATTTGATTCTATTAATGTTCGTAGAATGTTCTTAAGACTTGAACGTGCAACCCGTCAAACATCTAAATATTACTTATATGAAGGTAACAATGCAATCACACGTCAGCGTTTCGTTGACCAGATTACACCGATCTTCACTGAAGTACAGGTAAAGGGTGGTATTCAAGAGTTTAAAATCGTATGTGATGAGTCGAATAATACACCAGCTGTTGTTGACCGTGGTGAATTACTTTGTTCGATCCTGATTAAACCTGTTAAAGGAATCAGATACATCATATTGAACTTTGTTGCGACAAGTTCAGGTGTTAATCTTGATGAGGTTATAGTTTAACAACCTAACTGGAACAACCACACATAGGGTGTGGTTGTTTTATGTATAAATAAGAACGAAGACGATTATCCAATAAGGAGTAAATATTATGGCAAAATCACTACAAGACTTTCTAACAGCTGTTCAGGATAAGGGTGTACGTAAAACTAATCAATGGCAACTTGATATCTCATCAGGTTATTCTGACGTAGATAATGCACTTTCCGATGTTACCGTTTGGGCAACAACAACTGAAGTACCGAGTCGTACCCAAGAATATATTGAACTACCATACCAAGGTTACCCACTACAGGTTGCTGGTATGTTTACAATGAGTAATGAAACAACTTTAACCGTTCGTACTGATGCTTCTGGTGACATCCGTAAAGCATTCCTTAAGTGGATGTCTTATGTTACTAACCCAGCTATTGGTGAAGGTTCTAACCTTGGTGGTGATAAGCGTATACCTGCTGGATCATTCGTGAGAATGAAAATGCTTGGTGAAGATATGGAAACCGTAGTTGAAACTTACAAGCATGTAGGTTGTGGTGTTCAGGAAGTCGGAGTAATGGCTATGTCCAATGAAGGTGTGGAAATTGCAACATTCGATGTTATCATCAAATCTCAGTACTGGGAACTTGAAGATAATAAAGGTGAATTTTCGGATCTAATCTAGGTATAATAACAATATGAAACAAATAAACGAACTTATCAAGAAATTTAAATAAGTTAGGAGATACACATGTCAAAAATACTTGAGAAACTTGAAAACGTTAAAAATGGTATAGATGAACAGATCAACGAGATCGATCAGAAAATTGCTGAGAATGGAAAGGTATTAGCTGGTACATCGGTTCCAGACCTACCGGAATTCAATTTAATGGCATTTAAGGTTAAATTCCAAGATCAGGGTAAATTCCTAACACGAATTGCTCAAATGCTTGGTCATACTGATATGGATGAATTTGAGGTCATTGACCAACAGGAAAATTCAATTGTGATTTCACTTCCATACGATGAGATGGATGTCGTTCGTAATGAACTTGGTGCTCAATTCTCATTCTCAATTCCAGAAGCTGATGATTACAAACTTACATTGACTGATCCACTAGCAACATTTGATATTGCTGGATACGTAACAGTTGATGCTGGTGGTTGTGGTGGTTATGGTGAGTCAACTGATGAAGATGATGACATCAACGAAGCTTTAGTGAAAAAGAAAGTTGTTCGTGGTGGTAAGAAAATCATCAAATGGATTTCAACTAAAGAAGGTTTCCGTGTTCAGATGATCAACGGTAAACCAAAAGAAGTCAAGATGAAACCTGAAGAAATTAAGAAACGTGCTAAAGGTGCTAAGAAAGCTCAGAAGAAAAAGAATCCAGCTAAACAAGCACAAGCGGCTAGAAAGCGTGAGAAGTCCCTGAGAAAGAAAGGTGACTCTGAATAAGGTAACACATGGCATTTGATATCACAAACTTTACATTGGATGATGTCAAGGATACATTAGGAACAACACTAGAAAATACATCACTAGCTAACGTTCTTAATATACACGGAGACTCAGCAAATTTACGCCAGTTCTATAACAGATTTGGTGTAAATTCGTCGTATTATTCTGATAAATCTGTATTCAAACTTTCAAAGCAATATTACTTTGATGTTTCGTTTGACTTCAGACCTGCGAACAGTAATGTGAAAACCATACTGCAAAACAGTCTTGGATCATCAACACCGGATGGTTTGAAGTATTTCATTCAATCAATCGAAATACCAAACTTCCGATCATTCAGAACTGAAGAACGATTCATCAATGAGCTTGGTGCAACTTCTCCAGCTGGTTTAGTGGTTATACCAACAGACAACCAGATGACATTCGCATTTCTGAGTACTGAACTTTCAATCCATGAACATGTGATGTATTACTGGATGAAAGAAACAGCTGATCAGAAGTGGGTATATAATGAACGCCCATTCACTAAATGTAACATCACAGTAAGAATGATGGATCATAAAACATCCGAACCAATTTACGGGTATCAATTTTTCGGGGTATACCCGCATGAAGTTGAAACAATGAACCCGAACCAAACAGCTGATACACCATTAACTAGAACAGTCATTTTCAATTTTGACTTAATGGCAGTACTTCCAAGTAAGAAGATCACATCAAGTGTATTAGATGACGTATACGATAGATATGTCGGTGATAAACTTACAGCGTCGATCAGACGTACTTCAGCTGATGTTTTTGATGACCTTTAAAGGTTGATTATACACCACCATTTGGGTATAATATATCATATAAGTTTCTAAAGTGAGGAGTTTCCATGGACTATACCAATATACAAAAGGCATTACAAGAGAAATATTCAACAAATATTTCATCTATTTTAATCCCATCAAGAAAGCGTACATATGATTTCAGATCAATTAACGTTGGTGAACAGAAGACATTGACAAAGATCATGTTGGATGCTGATGGTGACCAATATGTAATATATCAAGCGTTCCTTGGATTAATACAGGCTACCTGTCTTGATGATGATCTTGATATCAAGACATTGACCGAACTTGACCGGATCAAAATCCTAATTGAATTATACAACGGTAATTTCTTCGATAGTGATATTGATGTCAAATGTCAATCATGTGAAGCAACATCAAATATAAAGATTGATTATGCATCTATCATCAAAAAGCTTGAATCGATTGACCTTACACCGAAGAATGAAACCATTGATGGTGTTAAATTTACCATAGCATATCCGAACGTGGTAAGAATGGGTAAGTATTACAAGACACTTTCCGGTAAGAAAACCAGTATGTCAGATATGTACGACATCTACGACCAATTTATATCAGTGATTGAATTCAATGGTGAAGTGGTCAAACTAGATGAACTTGATGTCAGGGATGTTGGTGAACTACTATGTATATTCCCACAGGAGATCCTGTATGGGGATGATGGTATCGTTGACTCAATATCAACCAAGATGTTTAATGTTCTTGATAACCTAACTGAAGAATATAAATGCTCCAGTTGTGGTGATACGCTGACCGGAGGTGTCAGCATACAAGATTTTTTTACATAGTCCAATGCGTCTTTGAACAGACGTATGCTATGATATTGGACACCGAAGCTTCAATATTATTACATCTGCATGTAAATCCATTTGAACTGGGTTCCCTACCTATATTAGATTTCATGGTATACACTAAACTGGTCGTCAATAAAATCGATGAAATGAATGTTGACGTATAAATAAGAGTGAATTACACACTTCCTTAACTTTTACGGTGAATCAAATGGACGAAACACAAAGCATCCAACAAGCTAATCATATAACTGACACTATATCTGACGAATTAGATAAATTGATGGTAAACATCGATTCTAAGATTGACAGTGGTCGTGTTCAGTATAACAAAATGAAATCCATGATATCCGATAACTTGGAAACATGGTCAGCTAACCGTGAAAAACGTATGGCAGAAGAGGAAGCTCGTCGTAAAGAAACCGATAAAAAAGCAGAGAAACGTAGCGGGAAAATATCTGATTTGATGAATAACGTGATGCACCCACAGGGTATGATTCGTGAGAAAGTCAATGATGTAAGAGCCAAAATAAGTAAAAGGAGAGGTAAGAAAGGTGTACCAAAATTTGGAGCACTTAAGGGTAGTATGAGTAAAATGATGGGTAAGATGGGTAAATCCATTGTCGGCAAACTATTGAAGGGTGTCGGTAAAGTAATGGGTTCAACACTTGCCAAATTCTTCTCAGCGGCTATAGTTTTACAATTCCTTACATCTCCAGCTGGTCTAATGGTTGTTGCTTTCATATCTGCATGGTTTAAGAATACCGTATGGATACCATTCCTCCTACCAGTGGTTGACGGGATTAAAGCATCAATCGAACTCTTTAAAGATGCATGGAATAATGCTAAAGTCATGTTAGATGATATAGTGAATTTCTGGAAAGCATTCCCAGACACAATGAAATCATGGTATGAAGAAAATGTAAAACCGTGGTTCGAAAAGATAATCTCATTCATCACCCCAATTGCCAATGTCATTTTCAAAGTCGTTCAACCAATGTTGATCCTTTATAAGAAAATGTTGACTGGTATTCTTGAGGGTCTTAGTCGAATTAACATATTACCAAACAGCATCCAAGATAAACTTAAAGAGTTAGCGGGTGAGGTTCGTTCATTCGAGATACCGAAAGTTCTGATAACAGATACCCGTACAATCGATACCGCAATAAACAACAGAGCGGCAAACGAAAAGATCAATATCATATCACGGGATAAAAAACTTGATGATAAATTACAGGTGATCACTAAGGATACTGAGAAAACCCAACAAATGGTCGTCAACCAATATACAACGAACACTGAACAAAATGTTGCACCTACGGTGATAAACATAAACGATGACTTTAAAGGTGAACCAAGTTTCAATAAGGATACATACTAATGGCTGATGCAAAAATAGATAAGAATAAGAAAACATCAACATTTGATTTAGATCCAGATTACCGTGGTCTGTTATCCCCATATAGACTGGAGGTTGACCGTCCATCAGCTGGAAGCACTAATACAAATAAGAACATCTTCTCAATAACCGATTACCGTTGGTACTCTGATGGGATGGAAGAATATCTGAATAGTGACATATATCACACCGGAACCGATTTACTCAACGATAGTGATATCGGTATTTTTGGTGGTATTTCAATCGCTGATGTGAGTAGTATTGGTGGTATCGGTAATGTCATAGATAAATCAGCATCATATGCGGTTAACCAGTTTAAAGGTGTGATCGACTCGGTTGGTGGGTTATTTGGTGACAAACAAGCTGGAACACCACCTAATCCAATTGAGGATTATATTTCAAACGTTCCGAAAATCAAGATTTATGAATTTCAACCAAATAACTCAATATCAGAACTTGGGTCACTATTCAAGGACACATTCAAACTATTTGATACATTCTTCAAGGAAAAAGGTACCCGTAATCAAAAAATAGAAAACATCAAACACCTATTTACAAGTGCTGGTATGGCTGAAATCCTAGAAGGTGTTACAGGTAAGACCATCGAAGAGATTAATAGTGATTTCGGATCAGTGAAAACCATCCCGAATTTCTTTTATAGTAACATGATTGGTGGATTCTATACAGCTAGATATGACCTACCATTCTTCAGTCAACCGGATTTCCTACATGGTATGGGTGATGTCGGATGGGAAGCTAGATCATTGAAACAGCGTTTATT